TTAATCAGCGGGTTCAGGGTTCGAGTCCCTGGCGGCGCACCCACCATCGGGCCCCTCATCATCACGGTGAGGGGCCCGACCTGTTTCTATCCACTCCACAGGGACTCCACACGCCATCGCCCAGGCCATGACTACATGTCGCCGGGGCGCACTTACGCCGCGTTCAGCAGCGCTCACCGTATTGCGCGACACGCCGATAGTGCTCGCTAATTCACTCTGCTCCAGACCTGCATGTTCACGCGCCTTACGTAGACGGTCAGACCTATCAAACTCAGGAATTGAGAAGGTCCATGGCTGTGTTGTCATAGTGCCAAGTTTAGCAACATCTAACCATCCAAGCTACTTGACCTACCAAAATCAGTCATACGCACAGTTTTGCTGCTATTATCATGCGCATGACAAGTTTAGAGCTTTTATCCTCTTCGGAGGCGTGTGCACTGTTGCGGATGCCGCGTAGGACCTTCATAGACCAAGTCAAGCGAGGCCAGATCGCTACAGCTGGAAAGCTCCCGGGCCACACCGGAGCATTTCTGTTTGATCCTGACGAAATCGAGCGGGTTAAGCGTGAGCGGGAGCAGGCTTCGAGGCGGTCGCGATGAGCGCCGTCGAAATTGCGTCAGTGGTCGCGGTGGTGGGTGCCGTGTTCACTTCGTTGCTCGCGTATGGTCTTGTGGCTTCTATCCGCCACGGTCGGGCCGCAAGTAAGACCTATGTGCCATCTTCTATTCATCGTTACCCATTAAGCACAGATAGCCCCAGCACTGAGTCGGTGTCATACACGGCCCGGCAGATCGACAAAATGATCGCTTTGCATGGTTGTCAGGCTGGGTTCTTGGTCACCGAGTCTGGGCTGGGCCTGTTCTTCAACCCGCACCGCCTCGACTATGACAAGGTCACCAGTTTGGTCTCTGAGTCTCTGGCAGAGCGGCTCCGTGGCCGTCAGAACACTTGCACGGGGAACACGGATGAGGCGACACGGACCCGGGCGTCGTGGCGTACCAAACCGGTGTACCAGGTGAACAAGAGAGTCATTTCTCTATCCGTGGCGGCGTCCTTGGGGATCGCGATCGTCAGCTTCTGTGCCTCGCTGAGGTGGCGCGGAAAGTCGTCAGGCCGTGTCAATCCAGGTTCCCCCTCATCTGACCACCACACCACAGCGACCCGTGGCCACCACACTCGTCTAGCCCCTGTCAAGGAGACCTCGACGACGGGTGACTCGCCGTCGGCACGTAACAGGCCGACCCATTGGATCGACTGTTCTCGGGCCAAGTGCTCGGCCCTCCACAATGTCGCCGCCGAAATCAGTGTTGATCCGACTGATGCTCCCACAACAAACCATTCCATGCGGCGCACCCTAGCTGGAAAGGATGAATCTCGATGACTGCCGATAAGCCTCATATTACGTTGACTCGCGCCGAGTTCGATGCGGTGTTGGAGCTCCAGGAAACGGTTCAGGATGTGCTCATCGCAGAGTCAGCCCGTCGGCGAGTCTCGACGCTCACGCCGAACGACGCTGACGCTATTGCCGAAGTGAATCTGCGTCTCTACCACGCTCTAACCCACCTGTATCACTCCTCAGGAGTGGAGTTCAAGTTATGAGCGCCGAGAAGATCACCGTCGACGAGGAGTACCTCATTCGCGTCATGGCGGTTGTTGCCGCCGCTCAGGCCCTTGCACGGGACCGCCGTCATGGTGTCCCGGAGCGGTTCATCTGCCTTGACATGGACGTGATTGAGCAAGAGGTGGACGCGCTGCGGTACTGGGGTGCCGACCATATTGCCCGGGGAGGCCACCAATGAGGATTGTGTGGACTCGTCTTGCCGCCCTCATCGCCCTCACGGTCTCGGCCGTCTTGGACATTGTCGCGGGTGTTGCTGTGACTCATGGCCGCTATGACATGGCAGCGATGACTGTCATTGTTGGTGTTCTGCCTGCCCTGGTCATCGTGACTGCCCTGATCATGTGGGACGAGTGGGGATCGATATGAGCACCCCGACCGCTGTGTGGGACACTCCAGCGCTGATGACTAGCCTCTCCCGGGCCGGTTGGGGAGACCTTGACGGACCGCGTATGGCCGGGGTCCGTCGCGTCCTTCAGGCCATCGTGGACCTGACCGATCACAGGTCTGGGGAGGGCACGATCACCCGTGCCCAGGTTGCTGACACAGCCGGGGGAATGTCCCTGCGCTGGACATCACGGTGTCTGCATGTCCTTCATGATCTGGGGCTCATCGTGTGGGTGCCCGGGTGGCTTGATCGAGGTCGACCCAGGCCGGGCACTGTCCGTATCTGTAAGCGTGCCCTGTCAGCCCTTATCCGGGCCGCCAGGGGCCGCCTCGAGTCTCGCCGGTCCCGCCGTGCCGCCGAGACTCGGACTCGGATCGCCTCGACGCTGACATGGACGACACAGGCCCCGAAATCGTGGCTCCGCAGGCATAACCCCTTGTCAGTCCGAGGGGAACTGAGTTCCACCCTTACTCCTTACAGGGGTATGTCCACCCCGACAGGCGGTGGGCACATACCCACCGCCACCACCACACCGGAAGAAGCAACCATGACTAAATGCGTTCACGGACTCAATAAGACCGATTGCACCACCTGCACCAGCTACCACAAGCCGAGCCGGCGTACGCCACTACCGCCCACGATTACTGAGCAGCCCATCATCCACTCAGGAGCCAGACAGGCGGGAACCCGGATCATCTGCGAGGTGTGCGGGCAACCTATGCCGACATGCCTACGGGCTTCACTGGCCGACCCAAGCCGTCACCGACCACAACCAGTCACTGTGCCAGCCGACGAGGCACTGTCATGAGGTGGGGAGGACGACGGGTAGCCAGACTCCGTGCTCAGGTCGTCGCTGTCTACGGAACTCGGTGTGTTCATTGCGGTGAGCTCATCGACCTGACTGTCCCGTCGACCTCGCCGATGGGACTGTCCGTGGAGCACCTTCAGCCTCGCTCGCAAGGAGGAACTGATGACATCACGAACTTGAGGCCGTCCCACCTCCACTGCAACACGGCCCGGCAGGCCCGACCAATCGGAGCGATCAGACGAGCCGAAGGCCGACCCGACTGGGCAACCCGGCCCGGACGGGCCGGTTGACCCAGCAGGCCGACCGGCTGCCGGGCCGTTTTCTCCGACAGGCCACCCCCTGGAAACCCCGCCCCCCATTTCCATTCCCCCCAAAAACTCAGGAAAAAACTGGGAAAACGACAGGATTAAAACAATGACACAAAATAGGCCACTATTCGATGTTAAAGAACCTGAATATCATCAGGGTCCTATTGAAACCGCCGCCGACACCTCGATTGCATCGCTGAAAGAACACGAGCATCTCACCGAGGCTCACACTCTGATCGTCCAGATGATCCGCTCACTAGCGAGGGCCTGTGACCGTGGCCTGGACGCCCCGAAAGTTTCTATCGCCACGACCACGATGCTCCGCCAGCTCGGCGACCTCATGCTCACCCTGCCCGGCACCGAGATCGTCGCCGACGATCAAGCGACCGCCGATCTCATGGCCGCCCTCGAAGACCTCCGTAATGCCTGACGACCGCCCACCATTCGACCTAGACGCTCTGAGGGCGCGAGACGCTGAACTCACAGGACGCCCCGCACCCTCGCCCCGCTGGGCACCCGGCACGCCACTCGGACGAAACCTCGGCGCGAAAGCGACGACTGTGTCACGGGCGATCGGCAAGCCACTCCAGCCCTGGCAAATCCAGGCCGCGTCCAGGATCACCGAGCTGAATCCTGCCGGGTCACGCCTCACTTTTCGGTGGCCACTCGTGACCGTCCAGATCCCGAGGCAGGCCGGGAAGACCGTCCTCGCAGCCGTCCTCATGATTACCCGGGCCATGCTGTTCCCCGGCTCAGACATCCGCCACACCGCCCAGCTCGGCAAAGACGCCTCCGAACTGTGGGAGCACATGCGCGACTGGCTCACAGCCGACTCCTGCCCATATCGCCACATTGTGCAAGCGAAATCCGGGAAAGGCGACCAAACACTCAAATTCGCGAACGGGTCAACCATCAGACCATTCCCGGTGAATCGGGAAGCCGGGCACGGGAAATCACCTGACCTTGTTTTCGTTGACGAGGCATGGGCATTCTCGGGAGACGCCGGGACCGAGCTCCTGACCGCGATACGCCCCTCAATGATCACCCGCCGCGACCGACAGATCATCATCGTCTCGGCCGCTGGCGACCCGGACTCGCTGTGGTGGGACGATCTCGTCGCTCAGGGCCGGAAGGCCACCGCTGACCCATCCTCGACTCACTGTCACATCGAGTACGCCCCGCCCGACGACGCCGACCCTTTCGACCCCCGCACCTGGGAATATCACCCAGCTCTCGGACATCTCATCTCACTGACTGACCTCGCCGGGGAGGCGGGAGGTCCCCAAGAGCCCTTTATCCGCTCCTACCTCAACCGCTCGACGCGCCGCGACAGCGGCCTGGTCGACATGATGGCCTGGGACGGCCTCGCCGACGACGTCGAGGAGCCACCTTTCGGCACGACCCTTCACTTCGGAGCCGATGTCGCCCTCGACCGCACCGCCGCCTCGATCTTCGCCGCCTGGTCCGACGACACCGGGCATACCTGGCTGATCCCCTGGGCGGTCCGGCCCGGGTGGCGATGGCTCATCGACGAGCTGGCCGACCTTATCCGTGACGGCCACGATGTCACCCTCGACGATGGAGGCCCCGCCCGGCTCGTCATCGACGCCCTCACTAAGGCCGGACTTCCACCCACCACTATGACCTCCCGCGACGCCTCCCTGGCCTGGACAACTATGGAATCCGCTATCAGTGACGCCACCCTCACCCACACCGGGTCGCCATCGCTCCGCACCGCTCTGGTCGCCGCTCAAACCCGACAGACAGGGGACGTCACCAGCCTCTCCCGACGCCAGTCCCACGGCCCTATCGACCCGCTCATCGCCGCGACCGCCGCCCTCCACGGCGCTCTCGACAGACCCCATGAAATCCAGGTGTTCTAATGCACTACACCGTCGACTCATCAGCCCTCACCCACCTGCCAATCTGCCGCGACTGTGGATGGCGCGGCAATCCAGAAACGTCCAAGCTCGCCGCACTCATTGCCCTTCAACGCCACCAGCGTGACATTCACCCAGGAGAATCGCAGGGTCCCCTCAAATCCAACATCGCGCGCGCCCGCCGCGCCGCTATGGGCCGGAACTGAATACTAGGGACCGGAAACTAGTGGACATGGGAGCACTAACCAGAACTGCAGAACGTCTCGGCCTCATCGTCCGCGAGTCCGCACCCGCGACCGCCGGGCAGCCCATGCGCTCCATCATCCCCGACTCGCGGCCCGCTACGGTTACCGATGACCTCGCCTTGTCCCTTGATGCCGTGTACCGGGCCGTCCAGGTCCTCCAAACCGCCGCCGGGCAACTCACTCTCGACGTGTGGCGAGGCGCGATCCAGATCGATCCGCCCTCGTGGGTGTTATCCCCCGACCCGTGGCGACCAACCTCTACATTCCTCGAAGAAACCGTGGCGTCTCTCGCACTCCGGGGCAACGCTTTCTGGCAGATCAAGCGCAAAGGCAGCGGAGAGATCGTCGCCCTCACGATCCTCGACCCCCTCGGCGTGAACATCACCGTCTCACCGGCAGGGATCCCCACCTACCGGGTAGGAAGCTCCACCCTCACTCGACGCGACTGTGCGCATTTGGCACTCATGCGACGCCCCGGGGCACGCCATCCGCTCGGCCTCGGCCCGATCCAAGCCGCGCAAGCCCAAATCATCTCCGCTGTGGAGCTGAGACGCTACGCCGGGGCATGGATGGACACAAGCACTGTCCCTAACGGAGTCCTCACCTCCGACCAGCTCCTTACCGCCGACCAGGCGCGCACCATCAAGGACTCCTTCCTTGAGTCTGTCAAAGCGACCGAGCCAGTCGTCCTCGGTCAAGGTACCGACTACCGCCCCCTCCTCCTCAAGCCCGATGAGGTCCAGTGGATCGACGCGCAACAACTCAACACCATCGGCATCGCCAGACTTTTCGGTATCCCGCCACGGCTGATCCTCGCCTCCCCCGATGGCGGCACTGAAACCTACTCCAACCAGCAGCAGGAAGAACTTTCATTCGTGCGCTGGACCCTCATGGCCTACCTGCGTCAGATCGAGGCAGCCGTCTCCTGGCTACTGCCCCGGGGCAACACCGCCCGATTCAACCTCGACGCGATCCTGAGACCCGACACCCTGACCCGCTACCAGGCCCACAAGGTCGCCCTGGACTCCGGATTCCTCACCATCGATGAGGTGCGCCGCATCGAAGGCCTCGAACCCCTTACCCAAGCCACTACCCAGGAGGACGCGAATGTCTGACATTGAGACTCGTGCCGTCATCCTCGACACCCGCACCGATACCCAGCCCGACGACATTCGCACGTTCACCGGACGCGTCGTGCCCTGGAACACGCCCACCACCCTGTTCCCTGGGCTGCGAGAACAGTTCGCCCCCGGCTCGGTACGCATCGACCCCGACCAGCCGCCCATGTTGTTCCGCGACCACAGGACCCCGATCGGCCGCATCACCGCCCTCGACGACCACGACGACGGCCTACACGTCACCGGGCATATCTCGGCGACTGCCACCGGCGACGACACCCTGACCCTCATCCGTGACGGCGTACTCGACCGCATGTCGATCGGGTTCGAGCCCGTCGCCGCCGACGAGACCCGCGACGCCGACGGAACCCTCATCACCCGCACCGACACCATCATCCGCGAGGCCTCAATCGTGCCTTTCCCCGCCTACCCGACCGCACAAATCACCGAACACCGCCACCAGGAGGACCACATGACTGACCAGATCACCCGAGCCGACCTTGACACCCTCGCCACCCGCGCCGACCTCGACGAGCTGACCCGCCGCGTCGAGACGATCACCGCGGCACCCGCCCAGGAGCGTCGCGATACCCGCAGCGCCGGACAGATCATCAAGGCGATCATCGCCGGGGATTCCGCCACAATCGACGCCGCGAACCGCTGGCAGGACAGGGCCTACCAGGGAGCTGGCCTCGACGACATTCCCGCCACTATCCCTGCCGGTATCGAATCATTGGTCCAGGTCATCGACACTGCTAACCCGGTTGCCGGACTATTCAAGACCGCAGGCCTTCCAGCAACCGGCATGCAGGTGAACTTCCTCAAAATCAAAGACAAGACGATCAAGGTCGGCAAGCAGTCTTCCCCAGGCGCTGATCTGCCCGGCCCATCCAAAGTCGCCTTCGAGACCGCCTCGGCACCGATCGAGGTATTCGGAGGCTGGACCGAACTCGACCTTGTCACCGTGCAGCGCATGGAGGTTCCCGAACTCGACACGATGCTTAAGGCCATGGCCGTCGAGATCGGCAAGGCCCGCGCAGACCGCCTACTCACCGCCCTCAAGAGTGCTGTTGACGAGCGCAAATCCACCGACAAGGTCAGTATCTCAGCCGTGACCTCCGCTGACGCCTGGTCCGACGCGATCGTCGACGCACAGATCAAGTTCCTCGACACCGGTGTTCCCCTCGACGGCCTCCTCGTCTCGCCCGACGTATTCAAGGAGCTGCGCAAGCTCAAGGACACCTCAGGGCACTGGCTCATGGGCACCTTCGGCACCAACAACAACATCCAGGGCGTCATCGACGGGCTGTCGGGTCAGCTCGGCCCCATCCGCGTCACCCTATGGAACAAGGCCGATGCGAACACCATGACATTCTGGGCACGCGACGCCGTGTCGATCCGCACCAACGGTGTCGTCCAGCTCCAGGACACCAACGTCATCAACCTCACCGGCCAGTGGAGCCTCCACCAACTCTCGGCCACCTGCGTCGAGCGTCCCGACCTTCTCCTCCCCGTCGTTGTCGGTGCCGGAGCCTGACGATGATTCCCGTTGACATCCCTGTCGGGGTCTTAGCTGAGCGTATCGGCGCTGATCCGTCCCGCGTCGATGCGCTCACCGAAACCCTCGACGAGGCCACGGCCATCGTCTCCCGCATCGTCGGGGACGTGACTGTTCCGGCACCGGTCCTACGTCGTGCCATCATCGACACGTCAGCGGACCTGTGGAACGCGCGCTCGTCCCCGAACGGGGTCGCCACGTTCGCCGACGCTAACGGCACCGTGCCACTGAGGGTGTCCCGTGACCGCTCGGCCACGGCCCGCACCCTCCTGCGACCCTGGCTCCCGCCGGTGATCGCATGATCTCAGAAGCCCGCAGCCGCGTCGCAGCCCAGGCCACCCGGGCCTGCCCAGGCGTGCCAGTCCATCAGTCCGTCCCGGCCCGCCTGGACCTTCCCGCCATCCTCATCACCGAGGGAACCCCGTTCATCACTACGGCACGGTTCGGGACCTGGTCGATCGCCTGGCGAGTCCTCGTGATCGCCCGCCCCGGAGACAACTCCACGATGATCGGCTGGCTCGACGACACCGTCTCCGCCCTCATCGACGGCATCGACGATCTCACCGAGGTCGAGCCGTTCACCACGATGACCGGCCCCGACGGTCAACTCCTCCTCACCTGCGCACTCACCATCACCACCATGGAAGGAATGAACCCATGACCTCAAAGAGAATCTACGGCCGCAAGTTGTGCATGTTGGTCGGTCAGGACCGCTATGACGGCGACGTCATCTCCTACACGCTCAGCCAGGATGACAAGGCCGACGGGTTGACGTTCGGCGACATCGCCACCGGCATCATCTCCGGGACATTGAAGATCAAGGCCATCCAGTCCACCGAGGCCAAGTCGTTCTGGCGATTCTGCTGGGAGCACACCGGGGAAGCGGCCAAGGTCCGTCTCGCCCCCCACGGCAACGAGACAGCCTCCGACGCCGAGCCGTTCGTCGACTTCGAGGCCACCATCGGCAACATTCCCGACCTCGGTGGGGATGCCGGCGTCGACAGTGTCTTCGACTTCGAGACCGAGTGGTCCGGCCGCATCACCAAGACCCTCGTCTCCTCCGGGGCTCTGACCGCAGTTGACAGGGGCTGACGTCGCCGTGACGTCCGGTGACACGACCATCCGTGTCACCGGACTCCGGTCGACGCTGCGCGACCTCCAGCGCGCCGGAGCCGACGCCGAGGACATGAAAACCCTCATGCACCAACTCGGCTCCATCGTCGCCACCGCAGCCCAGCCACTCGCACGCCACCACACCGGGGCCATGGCCTCCTCGATCCGGCCCGGACGAGGCAAGACCAAAGCCGTCATCCGGGCAGGAGGAGCGAGGGTGCCCTACGCCGGCGTGCAGCACTACGGCTGGCCCCGACACCACATCTCACCAAACCCGTTCCTGGTCGACGCGATTAACGCCACCCGCCCGCGTGTCCTCGCCCAACTCGACAAGGGCCTGGTCGACCTCATCGGAAAACGACATTTCGACATCAAGTGAGGACCCATGTTCGACACCTCAACCCTCCACCTCGGAGACCTCGAGACCCTCGAGACCGACCTCGGAGTCTCCCTCCAGGACATTGCCGACATCAACATCAGCACCGACGACCAGGGCAGCCCCACCACCATGCCGCCCGCCCGCGTCATGGTCGCCATCGGCTGGCTCATGCTCAAGTCGGACAACCCGGCCGCCACCCTCGACGAGGCCCGAGCCATGTCCCTCGACGACATCACCGCCCGCCTCGCCGATGACACCGAGGAGGCAGCGGGGGAATGACCGGCCCGGACGAGTGGACCAGAACAGTCGCACGGATCGCCGTGGCGACCGGCTGGACCCTCGACCAGGTCCGGGCGCTCACCCTCGACGAGGCCACCGCCATCGTCGCCGCCATCAACGAAGAAAGGTCATGACATGGCAGGACACACCATCCAAGTGTCTGTGCTGGCAGACACCCGGAAGTTCTCCCGCGCGATGTCGAACCTGTCGAAGGCCACCGGCTTCGACAAACTGACCTCGGTCGCCAAGAAGGCCGGAGCGGCACTGGCCACCGTCGGAGCAGCCGCCGGAGCCGCGGCCATCAAACTCGTCAAGGACTCCATCTCCGAGGCATCCAACCTCGAACAGTCCATGGGAGCCGTCGACGACGTCTTCGGCAAGTCGTCGGGAACCGTCAAACAATGGGCCGCCGACGCCGCCACATCAGTCGGCCTCTCCAAGAATGAGTACAGCGAACTCGCCGTCCTCATGGGCACGCAGTTACACAATGGCGGGACCGCCATGAAGGACCTGGCAGGCAAAACCAACGACCTCATCAAGGTGGGAGCCGACCTGTCCGCCGAGTTCGGAGGATCCACCAAGGACGCCGTCGAAGCCATCTCCTCGGCACTCAAGGGCGAACGCGATCCGATCGAGCGCTACGGCGTCAGCCTCAAGCAGGCGACAATCGACGCGAAGGCCGCCTCAATGGGGTTCAAGAAGGTCGGAGGGTCCTTCTCGAACCAGGCACAGCAGGCCGCCACCCTCGCCCTCATCACCGAGCAGACAGCCGCCGCACACGGCAAGTTCGCCCGCGAGACCGACACCACCCAGCACAAGGTGCAAGTCCTCCAGGCCCGCTTCGCCAACATCAAGGCCACCATCGGAGCGCAACTCCTGCCCGTCCTCAACCGGCTGCTCGACGTCGTCGGACGCAACATGGACCCCGCCTTCGCCACCGCACAACGGGCCGTCGACAAGGTCAAGCCGTCACTGACACAGTTGGGTCAGATCGCCACCACCACCGTCATCCCCGCGCTCAAGAACGCCGCATCGGCGGCCGTGGCGATGCTCCCCACCATCGTCCAGGCTGCGAAGACACTGTCCGAGCACAAGACCACCCTCACCGTGCTGGCCACCACGATCGGCACCGTCGTTGCCGGGGTCAAGGCATGGAAGACGGCCCAGGCCGTCGCCAATGCCACCCAGGCAGCGACCCTCGTCGTCCTGCGAGCCGTCCGCGATGCCCACATGCTCGCCGTCGCAGCCAAGGCCAAGGACATCGCCATCATGGCCGCCCACAAGATCGCCTCCGCCGCCTCGACGGCTGCACAATGGGCGCTCAACGGCGCCATGAACGCCAACCCGATCGGCCTGGTCGTCATCGCCCTGGGCGCCCTCGTCGCCGCCCTCGTTATCGCCTGGAAGAAGTCGGCCACCTTCCGGGCCGTCGTCACCGCGGCATGGAACGGCATCAAGCACGCCGCCACCGCCGGGGGGCATGCATTCATGTCCGTGCTCCGGTCGATCGGGTCGGCCCTGTCCACGGCCGTCAACGCCGTCAAACGGTTCGGCTCGTCCGTGAAGTCCCACATCACCTCCGCCTGGAACTCGGCCCGCTCCGCCACCTCCCGCGGCGTCTCCGGCGTCATCTCCTTCGTTCGAGGCCTGCCGGGCAAGGCCGTCTCCGCGCTGTCGTCGCTGGGCCACCGGATCGCCTCGGTCATGTCGAGGGCGTGGAACTCGGCCCGCTCCGCCACCTCCCACGGCATGTCCTCCCTGGTCTCCACCGTGCGAGGCCTGCCCGGCCGTGTCGTATCCGGCATCGGCAACATGGCGGCGCGGACCCGCTCCATCGGGTCGAACATCATCTCCGGCATGATCTCCGGTGTGCGCTCCGCCGCCGGGAACCTGGTCTCAGCGGCCAAGAACGCCGTCGGCAACGCCATCAACGCCGCCAAGGCCCGCCTCGGAATCCACTCCCCGTCGACAGTGTTCCGTGACATCGGTGTCCAAACTGTCCGAGGCATGGAACTCGGCCTGACCGACCGCGCCAGCCGACTTGCCGCAGCGTCGAGAGTCATCGCTACCACCGTGACCAAAAATGCCACTCCCGCCCCGCTTGACCTGGCTTTCACCGGAAACAGCACTCCAGCAGTGACCGCTGCACCTATCACCGTCAACGTGCAGTGCCTCGACCCAACACCAGCAGTCGGCCGCATGATCGTGCAAGCCATCCGCGACGCGCAGCGTAGAGGAGTAGCGATCATATGAGCGAGATCACGTGGCCTAACGACATCGCCCTCGAGGTGTTCATCCAAGACCCCTCGTCGAAGGCATTCCGGCTGGACCTGTCACCGCTCGGATCGGCACCCCTCCAGGAAATGAGCGGCACAGAGATGATCCTCGACGAGGGCCATCTCGATGCCGGAACTCTAGGCGTCGCTGAGCCGCCCGCCGAATGGTGGTCCATCACAGAGGAATGCACCTCTATCTCCTCCGTCATGGGAGCCCGCCCAGACCTGATCTCCCCGACCGCCGAAACCGGAACCCTCGAGGCGACCCTCCGCGATATGCCCGGTCTGCTGTCGATCGGCATCGGCCCCGGAACCCCGATTCGTCTCCGATACGACCAGACACCGCTATGGGCCGGCTGGATAGACGACGTTACAGTCACCTGGAACAAGGAAGGCGGCTCTACCTCGACGATCACCGCTACCGACTGGGTGTCCCACGCCCAGCGGATCAAACGATACGGCCGCCAGATCGACACAGAACCAGCAATCGACAGATTCACACACCTCATCTGGGAAAGCCTCGATGTGGATTTACCCACTATGTGGATACACAATCTCACAAATCTCACATCCGCACGGCGAAAGTGCTGCGCCGTCCTCGACGAAGCCTCGCTCTCCGATCACCTCACATGGTCGGCCACCACCGGAGGATTCCTCTGGTGCCCCCGCCCAGACCTTGATGTGGCCTCCGCGACCATCCGCGAAATCAGGAACCCGAACCAGGCAGTATCCTCCGCGTGGTCTGACGTCTCAGAACCGTCATTCCTTGACGCTGACGTCACCGCAGGCACATCCCAGATCGTCAACGAGCTCGAACTGTCACAGCACTTCATCTCACGTGACGACGGGCAACAGTCCGTTGGAACAACGACCTCGACATGGCGAGACGCGGCATCGATCTCCAACTGGGGAATCCGCCCAGCAACCACTAACGTCTCTGTATCAGACACCGCTGACCTACCAGCAGTCGCCGCCGACATCATGGCCCGATCCACTGCCAAAGGAGAGACAGTCTCGTCCATCACTGTCAAAGGCACCGACTGGATCGCCACGGAAACCCCGCCCCAACCCCTCGACGCCACCGCCGCCGTCATCCGCGGACGAGTACATCACCTCATCGTCGCGACCGTCGCCCACTCTCTCACCCCAATCACCTGGACCACCACCCTCACCACCATCAGGAGCGTGCCATGAGTAGTACCCACAAAACATTCCAGACCGGCGAAATCCTAAGCGCCGACGACGTCAACAACGCGTTGAATCCTGACACCGCCGACCATATCGCCAGAGCTATCGCCGCCGGAGTCACCACCATCACAACCAACTCGTCACCCGGAACCGTACAAGCGGTCACCGTCCCCCTGCCATCTGGCCGTTTCAGCAAGCCTCCAATCGTCGTCACATCAGTGGCGACGGCAGCCGGAGGCACCGGAAAAATCATCTCCCGGGGATATGACACCACCCTCACCACCACGAAAATATGCCTGTTTATGGGAGACGGGCAGAATCTCCCCTCCTCACAGTCAGTGCCCGTCTCGTGGATCGCAATTCAGATGGATGCCTGACATGAGACTGATCCCACTCGACCAGCTCGATGACATGATTGTCGCCCTCGCCGCCCTCATCACTGCCGCCGGAGCCCTCGCCGGAGCCATCGTGCAAGGAGCCAAAACTCGTGCCGAGATCGGCTCACTCCACCGCAAGGTCACTAGCGAGATGGACCCCGACCATGGTGCCAGTCTCCGCGACGCTGTCAACCGGATCGAGGCTACACAACACGACAATGCCCGAACTATGCGCGGCATGGCCCGCGACATAGGGAGACTCGCTGACGCCGACCAGCGCATCGAGACGACCGCTCACGACGAGCATGAGCGACTGAATCACAGAATCGACAAAATAGAGGGTTCCTTATGAAATACATTCCCGCGACACATCACGGAGGCCACACGAACACCCCCTTCACCCGGATCGTGATCCACGCCACCTGCCCCGACCTTGGCTTCCCCCACGCATCAGCTGGTGGACAGGCAAAAGCCACCGCACGCTATTTCCAATCAGAGCAGTCTGCCGGATCAGCACACTATGTGTGCGACATCGCCGAGACTATCCAATGCCTGCCCGATGACGTGATCGCCTGGCACGCCCCACCAAACAGAAGGTCGATCGGAATCGAAATATGTGCCGACGGCGGCTCCCGCTCCTCATTCCAGCACCCCGAGCACGCCTACACCAGATCCCAATGGCTCAGCCCCCAAGTGTGGCCCGCCGTCGCCCGTGCCGCCGCGCTCACCCGCGACCTCTGCCACCGCCACAACATTCCGATGCAACAACTCTCCGTTGCTGATGTGAAAGCCGGGAAGCACGGAATCTGCGGCCACAACGACGTATCCGAGGCATTCCACAAGTCCGACCATGACGACCCCGGCCCCACATTCCCGTGGGACCAATTCATCAAAGAGGTTAGAACACCAGGACAACAAGATACGAAACCTTCCGTACCAACACCATCACTCACAGAAATAGGAGACCAGGACATGAACGGGTGCTACTACAACCTCAATTCGAAAACACGGACGTACCTTATCTTCGATAGCCGTTCCGGATTTTACCACGAATTCTCCCAAGGCAATGGGAACGGCCCCATGAGCCCAGACTATGTAAATCCGATCGCCAAAGGATGGGACACCGGATCATGGCCGGCAATCTCCCCAGGCCACGCGAAAGTGCTCAAGGCCGCCCTCGATAAAGTCCGGAAAGGAATCTGACACATGTGGAAAATCGACAGTATCCTCTCGCTGACCGGTCGCCGATGGCTCTACGGAGTAGCTACGGCAGCAATCCCTCTACTCATCGCGGTCGGGGCTATCAGCGACGAGCAAGCCCCGCTGTGGGTCGCCCTCATCGGAGCGGTACTCGTGCCCGGTGTCGCCCTCTCGGCGACCGTCCCCGACACCAGCCACGCTGTCATCCCACCAGCCGTCGCCGAGGCCATCATCCCCGACGACGACTCCATCGACATGGCCATCATCGACCCCGAACCGCGCCACGGACAGGAATAACCATGCAGCATGATGTGGCAAACAATGGCTAGTCACGCGGCCGCATCCATCACGACCCTCAGCCGCGACGGCTCGGTCAACACATAGAGTCGCGTGGTCTCTGGCTTCGAGTGACCTAGCAGGTCCTGGACTGCCAGCAGATCGTGCGAAGTCCAGTAGGCCCGAGTGGCGAACCTGTGCCGCAACGTGTGGCATGTCCACCCCTCGGGCAGGACCGCTGACACAAGCTCACCCACGCGGGCCGCCGACAGGTGACCGTGATCCTGGCCTGGGAACACCCACCCGGGACCATGCCGCCGGAGAGCACGGGCAATGTCATCGGGCAACGGGACGAGCCGGTCCTTGTCGCCCTTGCCGCGCACCATGAGGGACCATCCGTCTAGGTCTCGCACGAGGTCACCGGACGAGATGCAGGCAATCTCACCGCGCCGCAGGCCGCATCTGGACGCCAGCTCGACCATGAGCCGTGTCCTCTCATCAGCATCCCGCATCGCCGCGCTGACAGCCTCATCAGGTGCCGGACGCGGGAAATGCCGGGCCGGACGGATAGCTGGAACATCAAGGGTAGGATCGTACTCAATCCAGCCCCGCCGGACAGCCCAACCGTAGAACCCCGCAACCCCAGCCCGGTGAGACCTCATCGTCTCCCGCGACCATCCCGACGATGACAACCACGTCACGATCTGCTCCCCGCGTACCTCCCACGGCCCGCACCCGACCCACTCGCCGAGCCGCAAAATCTGATACCGCCTGAGTTGCACTGTCGTGGACGGTCGTCCAGCCGCCCTCAACCAATCACACCATTGCGTCGCGGCACTCACCCACGTGTCAGGCCGCAC